GGGAGCCACTCGCCAGGCTAGCGGTGTGCTTAAAAGAATTAACCTGGCACTACCCCAAGATCTGGACATGAGCTTGCACGCCCAGGCGGTTGATTCAGTCGGTCGGTCTGGCGCAGCTGCAGCCTATGTGGACTTGCCATGCCTTGGTGCAGATTTGCCTGCTCTTGCGGGAGTTGCAGTCCCGGCGCTGTCTGTCAGCGTAAACGCCGCGAATCGCCTTCTGGCTGACGGGCATGACATTGAGCCCCTTATCCAGAAACTACAGGCTTCTGGAGTCGAGCTCGTCGACAGGATGATTGCCATGCAGTGATACGTTTCTGGGCTATTCCGTGCTCTAATGGCACAATGGCACAGCAAGCGGAGGCACTCGTGGCGATTAACCCAAAGAAGTTTTCAGTAGCCGAACTCATTAAGAAAGTGGACGACTTGTCTTTGGACGAGTTGATCGCGCTCCAGGCGTCTGAAAAGAAGGGCCGTGGTCGTAAGACACTCCTTGCTGCCGTCGGAGCTGCGATTGAGGCTCACGAGGCGCTAGCCGAAAAGCTTGACGACATTGTTGATGAAGGTAGCGAGGCTGTTGTGCCTGTGGCCATGTCCGTCGCCGTCCTAAACGACCGCCTAGGTTTCTATGCCGCACATCCCGGGGCCCCAGGGTTTGAAACCCTTCGCTTCGGTAACGCTGGAGCGTGCTTGTCCGCGCTGTCGGCCCGACTACTTGGCTGAGTGTGGGATGGCAGCGGGCTGTTAGCGAGCTCGCGCTTGGGGAGCATCGCACCATAGCCCCAAGGGTGGCCGCGCCTATTGGCGACAGCTGGACGCAAACTCTTCGCAACCCCCCAAAGACGAACTTACGTCCCGAGGTCTTTGCCGATCCTCTGGCTCGCTACGAGTGGGAGCGCGTTCAACATCGATTCTTTAAGGATCGAAGAGGTGGGATCTGGAAGAACTCAGTCAACGAACTTGTCTGGGGTCCACCCATCCCGCCGTGGGCTGAGGTCGTCGAGTGTCGCGCAGCCAAAGACGGCTTTAAGGAAGCAAATGAGCGGGGCTTCTACCCGGCTGTTCCGCTTTGCCGGCGGGTGCTCAAGATTGCAAAGCCAACAATGTACAACCGCTGGGCCATTGCGAAGCTAGCCGACCGGAACCCAGCCTTGATCAAGTGCATCGTTCGCCATCCGCACTTCAGCATTGATGGCTGCTGGAAACACTCGCGCTTCTACGACGAGGAAGAGATGGGCGCTGCCTACCTTGCGTTCATGGAGCGAGAAGAGGCGAAGAAGAAAAAGAAGAAGCAGAAGAAGAGGCGCAAGAAATGAGCAAGGACGACTCAAAGCCAAAGAAACCAAAGGGCGCGGCTGAGAAAGAACTTACTTCGGGCAGGTGGAACGACTTTGTTGAGTTTGCTGCTGAGAACCTAAAGATTCAGACCAAAGGCGGGGCCCTCGTTCCCTTTGCTTTGAACCGAAGTCAGATGTTTCGTGAGGGGCTGATCCGCGAGATGGAGCAGGCCAACATGCCCCTGCGGATCTGGGAGGCTAAGGCGCGGCAGCTAGGTGCGTCGACCCACATTCAGGGCCGCATGTTTTGGCGAACGACAACGAGCTATGACGAACAGTCCCTCGTTGCTGCTCACGCCGACAGCTCGGCTCGGTCCATCTTTCGTAAGTGCAAGACATTCTTTGACCACTTGCCGGAGCGACTAAAGCCTCAGACCAAGTACAACAACCGCCAGGAGCTCGACCTTCGTGCGCCTCGAGGTGGCGGGGGATTACGAGGCAGCTTTGCGGTGATGACCGCCAAGAGTGTGGATGACGCCCGTGGAATCACGGCACGGCAAGTCCACCTTTCCGAGGTGGCTTTCTATAAGCAGCCTGAGCGCTTCTTCTTAGCCACACTGCAGACCATTCCAGAAGAGCCTGGAACGATGGTTTACGTCGAGTCCACCTGCAACGGAGCAGGCGACTTCCACCATCACATGTATCTCACGAGCCGCGTGTGGTGGACCGACGATGACGGGCGACCAGACCCGCCGCCCTGGATGGAGCTCAAGCGCGACAACCCCGGCGATCCAAACAGCAAGTGGTTCGCATTCTTTACGCCGTGGTTCCTGATGGAGGAGTACCGCTCGGCGTTGCCGATGGCGGAAGATGAGTTTCGGGCCAGCCTGGATGTTGAGGAGCGGTCTTTACTCGACAAGTTTCATGAGTTCATAACGCTTGAGCACCTGCAGTGGCGTCGCGAAACGATTGCAACGAAGTGCGGTGGTCATGTTCAGCGCTTCTGGCAGGAGTACCCGGCCACTGATACCCAGGCTTTTAGCGCGTCAGGAGCTCCAGTCTTCGACAAGGAAGTCGTTCAGGACCAAATCAAAGACTATGGCTGTCATTGCGAGTACTGCGTTGAGTTCGCGGGACAAGAGGTGCCTGAGCAAAACGATTGCCCTGAACACCAATGGTTCGATCTGATCGATGCGGCCCCTGGAGGGGGGGACCGACTTTTCACCCACTACAAGCCGATGCTTGTTCCGGGGGCTCCAGGAGCAGCGCCCCTGTCGGTGTGGAAGGAGCCAGAGCGAGGAGCTCGTTACGTTGTCAGTGCTGACGTCTCAAAGGGGGGGATTGGGTCGGACTACGACCATATGGTTGTGTTGAACCGCAAGACCAAGGAACAGGTCGCGGAGTGGCGCGGCAAGGTCGAGCTCCATACGTTGAGCGACCTCTGCCTGCTGCTGGCGCTGCATTACAACAACGCAATTCTGGCGCCTGAAATCACGGGCCTCGGTGCGGGCCTAATCGCGATTCTTGAGCGGACAAAGTATCCGTTCATTTACAGACGACAGGTCTTCGACTCACTGCAAAACGAAACCATCCTCTTGGGATGGGACACGAACAAGCGGACAAAGCCCGCAATGGTCGGCCTAATGCAGCGCGATCTAAGAGATGAAATGATTGTGGTGCGCTCACGCACCGTGTTGAAAGAGATGGCGATCTACCGCCGGAGTGTTTCGTTTAACTCTCGGGGCACTGAGAATAACGAGACGATTATGGAGGCCCCGCCTGGCAAGCACGACGACGCCTTGATCAGCCTGATGATTGCAAACGCCGTGTGTCACTACGCACCCGGAGTACGAGCCCCTTACCGAAACAGAGAAAAGGCTACGCTCCAGCAGGCGTCTAACTCGTCCCAGTGGGATGAGGATATGTGGGACCGGTATGAGGCAAAAAACAAAGGTGGGATCGCGGGGCTACTAAACCGCTTTGTCCGCTAAAGGTCACTTCCGCTTGCCATCAGAAAACCAGAGTCCCTGAAACAGAGCTTCCCAGAAAGCCTTCACCTTAAGCCCTACGCTTCTTCTTAGCTGGGCGCTTGTAGCCACCACCCTTGGAGGCGTTTGCCTTGGCCCTGTAAGCCTTCACCTGCTTGCCACTCATCGTGCGGCCCGATGGGCTTTTACATTTGCCGGACTTGGTTTTCTTAAACGGCATATCAGACTCCGTAAACGCCACGACTCACGCGCTTGATGGTCTTGCTTGCCCGCAAAGCCGCGCTGAGTGTGCTGGGGTTAAGGTCGAGCGCTGAGATCAAGTCACCACGCTTTTGAGGTCCATGCTCTTCAAGGTGCTTGATGATGACGTCCTCAGCTTTGCCCTCAACACGCTCAGGCTCTACTGGAACAGTCATTGTTTCTTCCCAGACTCGTGGGGACGCGGGCTTCTTTTCAACTCGAGTGCCTAGCTGCCGGAACTTGCCACGGCCCTCTGTGGGGATGATTGCTTGGCCGGCGTCACCAAAGGCTTTGAGCTGCTCGTCACGCTCTTCTTTGTTGACGTAGCTCTTGCCGCGAAGGCCCTTGGGAGATCCAGCCCCCCATGTGCCCTGACACTTTGCAATGTTGGGCACAGCATCAGCGGGGTAGATCCGCTGGGCTCCGTGTCGACCGCACCGAGGGCAAAGAACATTTCGGAAATCGACGTTTTTGCTCATCTCGTAAACGCCGAGACGAGCGTGCCAGTCCCAAGTGTGTCCACACCAAATCGGGGAGTTACTGGTCTTCGCGTCCTCAAAACTGGGCACGGCACACTGCATTGGATAAAGAGGCATTAGTTAGTCCTTTCTAAAAGGGGTTGCCTGGAGCAATTCCTCCAGGTCCTGGTCGAGGCCCGCTCCCTGCAAGGCTTGCTCCGCTTGATGGGTCCATGCCGTTGCCAGCAGAGACATCTTCAGCTGGAGCTCCTGCCGGTGGGGTTGGGGTCATTGCTGATTGAGTGGCTTGCTGAAGACTTGCGAGTGGCCCGACGAGTGACCTTCGATCTTGTTGGTAGATCGTGAAGGCCCGATCGATGAAGTTAGCCATCGAATCAGCCGGGAGAAGGCCCTGCTGGATCATCGGAGCGAGGACTCCGACAGTTTGTTGGATCGCCTGGAGAAGGCCCATGTGGGCGACTTGCTCTTCAGCCGGATCGGTTGGCACCGTAGACCCAGCTTCAATCTCAACGTCATAGACACCCTGGATGTCGTCCGAGGAAAAACGCACAAAGCCGTCCTCTCCACGGTCGCCGACAACCCGGATCCAGCGGGCCTCGTCCCAAAACTGCCGCATCAGCGACAGCATCTTTCCGGCTGAGCCCTCAATAAATGCTTCGATTGCGTTCAACCGAATGGTGATTCTCGACTGGAAGCCTGCATTCGCGGTGGCCACCTCTGTCGCAGTCGTTCCTTTTCGCCCGACGCCACCGCGCTGGTAGACATCGACGCCACTAATCTCGTGCATTAGTCGCGATAGTGAGGTCATGACCATCGGAGTGTCTGAAGGCTGATGGGCCTCAGGTAAAGGCATGACGGCGTCCTGCACACGCAAGCCCACATTCACTTCCTGGACCGCGCCCCGAACCCCGCTGTTGAGTAGCTGGCTCAGTCGGCCATCTTCCAGAGAGCCCGCAGCAACGAGGAACTTGCCCCGGAGCTGCCCATTGAGTTCATGCAGCTCGATCATGTTTCGCCACATGCTGTTCAGCGAGTCGGACAGGGGCTGAATAGCTGCGAGGTCTGAGATCTTCGTTGAGTGGAAGTCTTGCGGAGACCGAACAAAGTGCAGCGACTCGTAGGGGTAGCCACGCATCTCTAGTGGATCGGGGATGTGCCTCAGCACGGAATCCTTAACGTCAGGCACGTCGCCGCTTCTTAGGAGCCACAACACGTAGCGCTTCATGGAGCCGTCACGCATTCGCTTCCAGTAACGAAGTTCGTAGACAATGACGTACTCAGGCTCAAACCCTGGGTCGACGTGGATGTTGTCCCGGTCAGGGTTCATCAGGTCTTTAGGGACCTCGGTCTCGAGGTAGGCGTCAGCGCTCAGCTCTTTTGGAACACGGAATCGCTTGTCTGCTCGAAGATCCTCAAGCCGAACAACAAGTCGCTCGGCAACCCAGGGACAGTCTTCAAGGCGGTAGTAGCCGCTGGGCAACAGAAGGTTCCAGGGGCAGACGCGAGTGAGGGTGGGCTTGTCTTGAGGCTCGTCAGTGAAGATGCCTTGCTCAGCGAGCACGTCTTTGAGCACTCGCTCATCAAGGTCAGGGTCTTCGACGGACTCAGGGGAGGGGATGTCTGGCCCAGTGTCGTAGTCGTCAGCAGTCCAGTAGCTGCCGGAAGGGTCAAACCCAACTTTCCCAACGCCAACACCAAACAACAACGTGTCGAGAGCAATCTGCCTTGTTGTGTCGGTTGCTTTGATTGTGTGCCAACACCAGTTCAGTGCGTATTGAGCCGTTTTGGCGGAATCAGCGTCCTGTGGCCGGCGTGGCCGCACCCTGATGGACGGGCTCTGACCAATGATGGTCGGCAGAATCGCGTTGCTCGTCGCCAGGAGGTAGTTCACCCGCTCAAAAGAGTCGAGGGTTAGGCCCGGCAAGTCGTCGTCTTCGTAAAGCTCGCCGGAGTAATCCTGCAAAACTTTGCGCCAAACGGGCAGGTGTCGGTTTTCAATCAATTCCTCTGAAGCACGCAGTCTTTCGCGCCAAGAGAGGATTTGCTCTTCGGGGATAGGAGTAATACGTGCCATTGTGCCAATGATAGTACTTGATTCATTGGCACAAGGGTGTTTGACTTCTGATGAGTTGGGCGAATCAACCACACGCCTGACGAGGAGAGTCAAAGTGACCGACACCGTTGACAATCCGTTTGATGGGATCCCAGGGGGGCTTTCCGAAGCCAGCCTCGGCGACAACCCAGACTACGGAACCGACGATACGCCGGATGGACAGACTCAAGTCGCATCCCCCGAATCTTCCGAAAACCCAAACGACACTGATGAAGCGAAAAGGGGCTATTTGCGCCAAGCGGACTACACCCGCAAGACGCAAGAAGTCGCAGAGCTTCGCCGAGAGCTCCATTCTGAGCTTGAGAAGGCGAAGGAACTCCGCTCCCTAATGCTTCAAGGTGGTCAGGTGGCACCGCAGGCAGAAACGTCTGTGGCGGAAGCCGTAGAACTTCCCGATCCCAAAGTGGACGCGAAGGGCTACATCGAGGGGTACATCGCGCAACGGGTAAAAGCCGGCGTTCAAGAGGCCCTTGATAGTTCAGGACTGAATGGCCTTCGTGACGAGATTAGTCCGCTGATTCAGCGGGAGCGTCTCGGCTCGGAGTATCAGAAGTTCATGGCTGATTCGCCAGAGTTGGATCACTCCACTCTGTCGTCGCAAGCCGGATCTCTCATCGACTCCGATCCTGCTCTTACCAAGTTAGCGAACTCCGACCCTCGGCTTGCCATCC